TCACCTACTGCCTATATGTCAGTAAACGTTGTATCAAACCTACAGGTACAGGTAGCGATCTATGGCTACATGGCAACTATTGCCAAGATGCCTAAGGGAATTATCCGTTACAACTTCACCTAAGCGATAACCCACTAATAGTGTGCTGGGGCATATTTAGCCCTTTGCCCCAGCACACCTAGTAAAGAAAGGTAAAGAGATGCCAGCCACGTACGTAACAGCTGCAACGCTAAAGGCCAGCCTGGGCGTAGGCACTCTTTATGATGCCCAAACGTGGATAGAGGACACTTGCCAAGCTGCAGAGGATTTAATAAACAGTTTTTTAGAGTTTGATTATGCACCTGTTGTAGGCACAGCTCTTGTAGATAACGTAGCTACTGTAATGCTGGCTAACCCTGGATTATTTACTACAGGCGAAACTGTGACAATCTCCGGGGCAGGTTCAACTTTTAACGGCAGCTACACAATTACAGCTACGCTACCTTTTAGCACAGGCACTACAAACCTACTGCCAGCCTTTAACATGCAGCTGAACTATTACCAGCCTGCACGCGGATATAGCTTTATTCAATACGCAAAGGTCGCGGCAGATCAGAACTTTAGACGTGTTAAGCCATACGGCAGGGCAGTAGGGGCAGACACAAAAACTACTGCTTACGCATCTACACCAGCTATAAATGCAGCAGCTCTTATGCTGGCTGAAAATATATGGACGTCACGTTTTAGCACCCAAAACGGCGGCACTAGCGTAGACGGCTATAGTCCTAGCCCTTTCAAAATGTCAAATACACTCATGGCGTCTGTGCGCGGGTTATTAGCGCCTTACCTTTCAAGTTCGACAATGGTCGGCTGATGCCAGCGCCTATAACTACCCTGCGGGCAACTATCGCAGCAGCTCTAGCAGACGCTAGTTACTCTACTTTTGCTTTCCCGCCTAGCACAATGATCGCTAACAGCGTGATCGTTGCCCCGGCTGATCCATATTTAACAATGAGCAATAATAGCAAAGCAAACATCTCGCCTTTAGCAAATTTTCGAATTATTATAAATATTCCTATGTTTGATAATGAGGCTAACCTTCAAGGCATAGAGACAACTTTTTGCACAGTATTTAACAAGTTATCTGCAAGCTCTATTGTGTTTAACGTGACTGCAGTATCTGCCCCTAGCGTTTTAACTGTGGCAAGCGGTGACTTGCTTACAGTAGATTTACAAATATCCGTACTCAGCAGCTGGACATAGGAGATAAAATGGCACTAACAGATGAGGAAAAAGCATTTTTAATCAAGATAGGCCAAGTAGTGCCTAACGAGGTTAAAGAGACAAAACCAAAAGACCCAACAACAAAAGAAAATGAGGTATAACCAATGGCTATTTTCTTGTCAAATGGTGTGGTAGCAACGCTTAACAGCGTAGTCTTATCAGACCACGTAACAAGCGCCAGTATTTCCCGCACCTTTGATGAACTTGAAGTAACCGCTATGGGTAAAGAGTATTGCCCACTCTCTGCGTAAGCAGAGATGAAAATTACAGCGCTATATCGGTGAAGGCCCCCAATAAAAGCGGGTTAATACCGAGGCAACCTGCGAAAGCAGAGAGTCCGTAGAGACTACACGCGCTGCCCCTAGAGATAGGGTGAAGATATAGTCCGAGCTATACCAATGGTAAAGGTATAGAGGTTAGCAGAAATGACTAGCCCGCCAGTAATGGTAGTAACAATATGGATACTGCACACAAGTTTGTTAAGGGCCTAGAGGCAAGCACCATTACTTTAGACTTTCTAAATGATGATGCTGCATCCGGTGCCGGATCAGTACGCGCAACTTTGCAAGCTGCTTGGGGTACAACTGTGCCACTAACGCTAAAGCAAACAAGCGGCGTCGTATCTACAACCAACCCGCTATACAGCACTACAGTTTTGGTAAACAATACGCAAGACATTAACGGCGCTGTTGCAGACGAAAGTATGCAGAGCTTGACCTTTACCTGTAATTCTCCAATCGTAATTACAACTACACCATAACAAACTAACAAAGGGGCTAAGACAATGGCACTACTAAAAATAACAAGGGCTGACGGGTCGGTATCAGAGCATAAGATAACGCCGCGTATAGAGTATGCCTTTGAGCTGTATGCAAAAAAAGGCTTTCATAAAGCTTTTAGAGATGATGAAAAGCAAAGTGACGTGTACTGGCTCGCCTGGGAGTGCATCCGCACCAGCGGCGAGACTGTGCCTGTTTTTGGCGCAGCGTTTCTAGAAACTTTAGAAAAAGTAGAGGTGCTAGACGATAGCCCTTTGGAGTAGTGGGGCGCGGTAGCTTTGGCTACGTTGTCGCGCAGATAGCGGTAGAGACAGGTATCGCGCCCCAGGCTTTATTGGACTTAGATAGCACAATGTTTGCTAATGTTATTAAGGTATTAAACGACAGATCAGAGGGTATAAAAAATGCCAACAGAGGTAAAAGGCGTGCTTAACTTACGCAAGGCACTTAAAAAATTTACCCCTGACCTGGCTAAGGAAACACAAAAAGAACTAGGGTCTTTGCTTAAACCCATTACACAAAAGGCACGCGGTTTTATACCTAGCGAAGCGCCTTTGTCAGGATGGGGTAAAGCAAGCATAAATGGGCGCTTTCCTGAGTGGAGTAGCCAAGCTGCAAAGCGCGGCATAGGCTACAAAACAACGCCGTCTAGACCTAACAGATCAGGGTTTAGATCGCTTGCTCGTATTGTCAATAACAGCGCAGCAGGTGCTATTTATGAGACTGCTGGGCGTGTTAATCCTCAAGGCAGACTAGACAGTAAATCTAGAAACCCTAACGCAGGCAAACAATTTATAGACGCTATAAATAAAAACGGCATGATCGTAGATGCAGGTGGAAAAATGCGAGGCCGAGCCATATTTAGAGCTTGGAAAGAGGACGGCGGAAAAACTAACGCCGCAATCTTAAAGGCTATAGCAGCAGCTAAAGTAAAATTTGATGCAGCAGTAGGTAGACGATAATGGCCGATCCAGCATTAACGATAAGTTTAGCCGCTGAGTTTGTAGGCAAAAATGCCTTTAAGCAGGCTGACAAAGCTACAGACAAACTTACCAAAAACGTTAAGAGCTTAGGCCGCGCCTTAGGTGTTAGTTTAGGCGTAGGCGCTATTTTGGCTTTTGGCAAGGCATCTGTAAAGGCAGCAGCAGCGGATGAAAAAGCACAAAAGCAGCTAGCGCTAGCTCTAAAAAACGTAGGACTTGGCAGAGACGTAGCATCCTCCGAGGCTTACATAGCGCGTCTGCAAGCTGAGTTTGGCATAGTAGATGATGAATTAAGGCCAGCCTACCAATCTTTAGCAATCGCTACGCGCTCATCTACTGAGGCACAAAATCTTTTGGGTGTTGCCTTAGATGTTGCCGCCGCTAATTCGCTTGACGTTGTTACAGTCTCGAAAGCCCTTAGCAAGGCATACCTGGGCAATAACACAGCCCTGGCTAAATTAGGCATAGGAATTTCGAAGGCTGATCTAGCTACTAAGTCTTTTGATGAGATTATGAAAGACCTAGCCAAAACCTTTAAGGGCGCAGCTAGTCAGTCTGCTAATACTTTCTCGGGCAAGATGGCTAGATTAACTGTCTCGATTGAAAATGCAAAAGAGGTATTAGGTAAAGGTTTAATAGATAGTTTTATGATCCTTACCGACTCCGCCGGTATTGAGGAACTACAAGTCAAGATTGAAAACTTTGCTAATTCCGCATCTAAAGGTATGAAAAAACTAGCAGGATTTATTAAAGAAAACTCAAAAGAAATAAAAATCTTTTTGGCAATTATGACTGCTACATTTGTCTCTACAAAAGTTATAGCAGGAATAGCTGCAACTGTTACCGCTATAGGCACAATCAAAAAAGCATTTACCGCTTTAAGAGCAGGCGCAATCGCTACCGCTATTGCCTCTATGTTTGCAATGAACCCCTGGGGCGCAGCAGCACAGGTAGCAATTATGCTTGGACTTATCGGCGCTACTATTAAGGGTGTAGATGCCCTTGTAGATGCTTATAACAGAGCCAATGAAGCTAAAAATGCAGCACTAAGTGATCCTTTCGCTGCGAGTGGGCTTGCTCATCTAAACGAACTAGAGTCGCGCTACAGTAAAGATGCGTTAAAAACGGAAAAGAAGATTACATCTGAGGAATTAAAGCAACTCAATGCCAAAAAGTTACAACTGGCTATTGACAAGGCTAACTTGGCTTTAGGCAAGGGTAAAGACGTCTTTGACATGGAAAAGATACAGCTGGCAGCGGCAGAAAGAAGCGCAGCCGAGCAGTTAGGCAAGATAACTAGCCAGGCACAGCTGTTACAAATTACCAATGATCTTGCTCGCCTAGAGGTAAAGCAATCTATAATTGCTTTAGAGGATGCAATAGCTGCTAAAGACATAAAAGCAATAGAGGCAGGCACAGCAAAACTAAATGCTGACCTTATGATATTAGGCGCTTTGACTGGTCAAAAGGTCAAACTGCTTGATATTAAGGACATATTGCAGGCCATAGTGCCTAAAGATTTAATCAACCTAGGCAACCTTGATGCTGCTATTGCTCGTTTACTTATGATCGCCTCTTTTGGAGATGGTAGCGGTATGAAAAGCCACGCAGCCCCTGTTTTAGGTGATCCTAATGCCAGCCCTAAAGGTTTCCCTGCTGGTTCAATTCTTGCCGCTGGCGGGTTCCTTGATGTAGTAGGCGGCGGTGGCTATTCAACAAGTGCAGGTAATTACGCCTCTAGTGGCTTTCCTGGGGCACAAAAAAATGGTGACATATACGTAACTGTCAATGCTGGCGCAATAGCCGATCCGGACGGCTTAGTAACCCTTGTAAAAACAGCTTTACAAGACCTTAACAGAGCCGGTGACTCTACAACTTTTGCAGGGGCTATAGCATGACAGTACCTACACTTAACGCCTTTATTAACTTTTCTACAGGCCCGGCTACGGCTCAGTCAATGATTTTAGATCAAGGCGTGTTAGATACAAACGTCTTAGCAGACAGCGTGGCAGTTATTGTGGACGTGTCTAATCAAATAGACCGACTTACAACTAACAGAGGCCGTAACGCGCAAAGCGATCAGTTTCAGACTGGCACAATGACGCTGCGAATAGTAGATCAGAACGGCGATTTTAACCCACAAAACCCTAGCAGCCCGTATTTTGGTTTGCTTTCGCCTATGCGTAAGGTTTCTATAAGTGCTACTTACGCCAGCGTGACCTATCCAATCTTTAGCGGCTTTATTACTAGCTATAGCACCACTACGCCTCTTAACGCGTTAGACGTTGTATACACAACTATTACAGCTGTAGATGCCTTTAGGCTTGCACAAAACGCTCAGATTGCTACTGTGGCTGGCACAAGCGCCGGGCAGTTATCAGGCGCTCGCGTTAATGCCTTGCTAGATGCTATTGACTGGCCTAACTCTATGCGTGACGTAGATGCCGGCTTGACTACTTTACAGGCAGACCCTGGCACAGCTCGCACAGCCCTACAAGCTCTACAGACAGTAGAGATAAGCGAATATGGGGCGCTTTATATTGACGCGGTAGGCAATTTTGTATTTCAAGATCGCGCCTTAACTGCTAGCTCTGTAGCTGCGCCAGCTGTTGCTTTTAATGATAATGGCACAGATATAGGTTATAGCAACGCGGTATGGGTACTTAATGACTCTTTAGTCTATAACGAGGCTAATGTGACGCGCACAGGCGGCAGCGTACAGACAGCAAGCAACGCAGCCAGCATTACAAAATACTTTTTACACAGCTACAACCAGCAGAACCTGCTTATGGAGACAGACGCAATAGCCCTTGATTATGCACAGGCTTACGTCGCTAGCCGAGCTGAGACTAGCGTGCGCTGTGACGCAATAACGCTAGATTTATACACAGATAACTATAACCTGGGCATAATTGCAGCCCTTGATCTAGATTTTTTTGACCCTATAACTATTACAACTAATCAACCTGGCGCATCTACTTTAAGCAAAACTCTACAGATTTTTGGCGTGGCTATGAGCATGAGCCCTAATAGCTTTAAGGTAACATTTACCACGCTTGAGCCTATTATAGATGCTTTTATATTAGACGATGCAATATACGGATTACTTGACACAGGCGTGTTAAGTTACTAAGGAGAGGGCATTATGACGTTTCAAACATTTACCACAGGCCAAGTCTTAACAGCTGCACAAATGAACGCGATTTACACAACTACTTATAGTGCTAAGACGGCTTCTTATACCTTTGCTTCAGGCGATCAAGGCAACATATTTAGCATGAATAATGCTGCTACACAGCAGTTTAGTATTCCTACAGATGCCACTTTTAACTTTGCAGTAGGTACAGAGATTAACGTCTTTTGGATTACAGGCGCAGGTCAGCCGACTATTGGCGCAGTAACCCCTGGCACTACTACAGTAATCTCTACAGGTGCTACAAGTGCTACGCCTAAATTGCGCGCTGTTAACAGCGGTGCTACCTGCGTAAAACTAGCTGCTAACTCATGGATTGTGTTTGGAGATATTGCATAATGCCTATATTAGGAATTATGGCATCAGCTCGACCTCCAGCTGTTGCTCTCAATGTTGAACATTTAACTGTTGCGGGTGGCGGTGGCGGTGCAGGCACACAGCCTGGACTACAACGCGGTGCATCAGGTGGCGGTGCTGGAGGTTATAGAACAAGCACATTGTCACTATTTACTGCAACAAATTACACAGTAACTGTGGGTGCAGGTGGTGCAGGTGGTGCGCCAACTGTTGCTGGCACAAATGGTAGCAATTCTGTTTTTGCAACAATCACAAACATTGGTGGTGGTGGCGGTGTTTTTAATGCTACAAATGGCGTTGTAGGCGGTTCAGGATCAGGTGGTGCAGACTCAGGTGGTACAGGTGGTGCAGGTACAGCTGGTCAAGGTAACGCTGGTGGCGCAGGTGCTACATCCGGTGGTCTTGGTGGATCATCAGGCGGTGGCGGTGGATCAGCTGGCGTAGGTTCAGCGGGTGCAACTACAAGTAATGTACGACCTTCTGGCGGTCCAGGCACAGCATCAAGTATTAGCGGCAGTTCTGTAACTTATGCAGCAGGCGGTGCAGGCGGTGCCTTTAATGCAAATGTTGCTGGCTCATCAGGTACATCAAACACAGGTCAAGGCGGCGGTGGTGCAGATGGAAATGTCTCTGACCCAACAGGCAAATCAGGTGGTAGTGGCGGATCAGGAATTGTAATTTTGAAGTATGCAGATACAAGAACAATAACAATAGGTGCTGGATTAACTGGAAGCACAGGTGCGCCTAGTGGTGGCTTTAAGGTTACAACAATTACTGCTGGCACAGGAAATGTGAGTTGGGCATAATGGCACATTACGCATTTTTAGATGAGAATAATATTGTTACAGAAGTTATTGTCGGTGTTGATGAGACAGAAACTATTGAAGGTTTAGACACCGAAACTTGGTATGGAAACTTTAGAGGACAAGTCTGCAAGCGTACAAGTTACAACAATAATATTAGATTTAATTATGCAGGTGTTGGCTACAAATACGATGCAGATTTAGATGCTTTTATAGCCCCTAAGCCTGATCTTGCTACAGGTTTTGATAAGGCAGCCTGCCAATGGATAGTGCCTATTCATGGAGACTAGCTACAACGGCTGGCCTGCATCTAAGGATCAGGCAGAGATAGACGTACAGTCTTACCTTGTGCCAGGCACAGATCGTAAGCTGCGCTGTGCCTCAGCTGTAGCGCCTTTGCTTATTGGCTTTGCCTCAGAGTTTCACAAGCTCATAGAGCCGATAGATGCAGGTACTTTTGACGATTGGGGCTATGCCTACAGGATGGTCAGAGGCAACCCTACAAAACTATCGTGTCACTCATCCGGCACAGCCATAGACCTTAATGCCACAAAGCATCCGCTAGGTAAGTACGACACTTTTCCAGCTGAGAAAGTGCCTATGATCCGCGCCCTGGCTAAAAAGTACGGCCTTAAATGGGGCGGCGATTTTAAGACTAGACCGGATGATATGCACTTTGAAATCAATCTTAGCCCTGCAAAGGTTGCAGAGTTAATTACAAAGTTAGGAATAGAAAATGCCGACTAGCGCACAAGTAACAGTTACAACAACGGCTACCTTATTGGTAGCTGCCAATATTATGGATCAGACAGTAGCTCTACATAATCTAGGTGGCGGGGCTGTGTATCTAGGAGACGCTAACGTAACCACAGCAAACGGCTACAAATTAGATAATGGCGATAAATTACAAGTCCCAGTAG